TACACCTGACATTCAACCCGATATTACAGCAACATTGGATTTACCAGACGTACTTCAACGGGCTTGGATGGGCTGAGACACAGACGAAATATAAGACGCCTGAGTTATCCATCCTGAAAACTACTTATCAGGATAACAAGTTCCTGACCGCAGACGACCGCAAAGGGTTAGAGCAAGAGACAGACAGCTATTATTATCAGGTTTATACATTAGGTAACTGGGGTGTGTTGGGTGATGTAATCTTTACTAATTGGAAGGTAGATGACTTATCGCAGATGACTGACCAGTTTACCAACAGGCGCAACGGGCTAGACTTCGGCTTTTCCAGTGACCCCGCCGCCGTGGGTGTGAGTCATTATGACAAGATGCGTAAGACGATTTACTTCTATAAAGAGTTGTACGAGACAGGACTTACCAATGACGTACTAGCCGAGCGCGTAAAAGAGATGATAGGCGATGAGCGGATCATCTGTGATAGCGCAGAGCCTAAGAGTATTCAGGAATTGAACAATCACGGCGTGTCTGCGGTAGGGGCTAAGAAGGGCAAGGACTCGGTAAACTTTGGGATTGACTGGTTGAAACAACAGACCATCATAGTAGATAAGACCTGTATCAACCTGATAAACGAACTGCAACAATACCACTGGAAGAAAGACGCGGGCGGTAATAGCCTAAAAATACCAGTGGATAAAAACAATCACTTGATTGATGGCGGCCTTCGGTACGCTTACGAAGATGATATGCGCGACATAGACGCATCTAAAATAGTTGACTGGGTATGAGGTGATAAATGGGTATATTCGGAATTCCTACAAAAAAAGAACTAGAAGCACTCACAAAAGAAATTGAATCGCTAAAGGCGAATCTTCCGCAGTATGAACGCTGGCAACTAGAGACAGCGGGCGCGGAAAAATTCAACCTCCCCGACCCGTCGGTATATGGAAATCAGGCGGACTTATACCGTAAGTTATCATGGGTGCTTTTAGCGGTAGACCTGACCGCCGCCGCTGGTGCTTTGACCCCCTTTGAGGTCAAGCGTATATTGTCGGGCAAAGAACCGAAGGACATCCCGAATCACGAATTCGAGTTGTTATTGTCCCGCCCCAATGAACTTGATTCCCGTTATGAATTCCTTTATGCAACCATCGCATTTTTCAAGCTGACAGGTAACGCTTACTGGTGGCTGAATAAAAAGGATGAATATTCAGTACCCGATGAAATGTGGTTTATCCCTTCTCAAATGATTATCCCTGTCCCTGATGAGCACATGTACCTAAAAGGGTACATGTATTACCCAGGAAACGGGCGGGAAATATTCCTAGAGCCGCACCAGATTGTACACTTCAAGCGATTCAATCCGTTTTCTAGGTTTATTGGATTGTCTGCAATTGAAGCTGTGGCGATGGTCGCTAATGGCGATTTAGGTATGCAGGAATGGAACACTAGACTATTCAAAGAGAATAACGCCCGCCTGCCTGGTGTGCTTACGTTTGAGCAGATGATAGCCGACCCACAGTGGGCGAAGATCAAAGACGACACACGCGAGGCCGCAAAAAAGAGAGAGTTACTCATGCTTCGGGGCGTGGGTCAAGGCGGCGTACAGTGGTTACAAAACTCAATATCTCAGCGTGAGATGGAATTCTTAGACGGGCGCAGGGCGAATAAGGAAGAAATCATGACGACCATTGCCCCAGGCTCTTATACAATGCTTTCAGAAAACGCAACACAGGCCAATTCAGTTGTCGGCCGTGCGTCGTTTAATGAATTGTCAGTCTACCCCATGCACGTTATGATGTCGGAAAAGATTACCAATTCAATCCTTCCCCTCTACGGTGGACGTCCGCTTATTGGCATGTTTGAGGACATCCGAGTCACTGATAAGGACCTGGAGTTACGAGAGCAAGACGCCTTTGAGCGCACCCACACGCTAAAGGAAATCCGCGAGGAATGGTATGGCGATGACCCGTTAGGCGATGAGCGTGACGACTTGTTACCCTCACAGATCACACAGACAAGCGGACAACCCGAACCCGAGCCGACCACTAATCCTTTGAACAACGTACAACCTGTGACCCCTATGCAGGAACAACCAGACACGCAACCGAACGAAGCCGACGCACAAGAGCCGATGAAAGCGGATTTAGCCCGCTGGCAACGTAAGGCGATGAAGCGTATCGGGCAGGCTGTCCCGTTTGACAGTGACGTTATTCCCTATCCAGTACGTGAGAGAATCGAGAAGGGATTACCCGCCTGTAAAACTGAGCTAGATGTTCGGGGATTGTTTTCGATGGATTACTCCAAAATGAAACCATCTATACAGGAAGGCGCGGAAAGCATACGGATGTTAGCCGAGGCAATCAATAAGGCGGTTAGGTGATTATTCTAAAGTTTATCCGTGAGGCCGTAAAACTTGTGCCGCAAGTTGTCCCATTCTTGACGGGAAAGGCGCGGGTACTTTACTTTGGGTCAATTGCCTTTGATGCTTTCAAGTCTTATGAAGATATGCTGTCAAAGATTCAAACTCTGGTAAAAAACACCTATAAAGGCAAGGTCGGAACAGTAGAGTTTACCGACCGCATGACATCCATTATCGGCGGGCAGTTACGAAACGCCTATAATACAGCGTGGATAAATGAGGGGATGGACGAAGATAATACTACCGCCGCCCTGCCTGATTACCTCGAAGAATCCCTGCTCGATATGATAGCCGAGCAGACGAATTCCAGCTTTTCATACCAATACTATAATGACATCATAGACGCAAGGATTAGGGAAGCCCCCGTTGACCCGCTGTTATCTCGCGCTGAGTTGTGGGCGGGACAATGGAATACAGCTTACGAAAACGCAACAAGCCTGATAACGCTGAATAATGGCGGGCGCGAAGAGTGGATTTTAGGAACCACTGAACAACATTGCCCAGAATGTGCCGCGTTGAATGGGATTGTAGCCTTTGCGAGTGAGTGGAATGAACTAAACGTCTACCCAAAGAATCCCCCTAACGATTACCTGACCTGTGGCGGCTGGCGTTGCGACTGTGAGCGTAGGGCGACAGACAAGAAGAGAAGCCGAAACGCATATAACAGAATCAAGGCAATTGTAAAATGAACATATCATTCAAGATTCGCAACCTTGAAAAGGTAAAGAAATATCTAGCCTCCCTCCCTCGCGGCGTTACCTTTGTTGCATTGAAAGCCATTAGTGAATGGCTGGTAGGTGACTCGCAGAGCGGGCTAAGACACCCCGAGCCGTATAAGTTTGTGACTAGAAAATCCGCCTATGGGTTTACATTCTTTACCGACAAACAAAGACGCTGGTTTTTCTGGGCGTTACACTCTGGTAAAATCAACCCTGGACAGAATAACCGTACAGGAAAATCCACCGAAGCATGGACATACACACCGCAGGAGAAAGGTAAGAACTATTCATTCCGCCTAGTGAATGACACAGCGGGCGGATACTGGACACGCCACGACAAGCGACAGGCGCGGCAATTGGGTAAGGTTGGCTGGTGGACAGTCGCTAAAGTCGTAGCAAAGAATCTCCCCGCCGCAATACGAGCAGGGCGGGCGGCGGTAAAGAAGTATTTGAGTAGTAAAAAGTAGGCTTGCAAGAAAACCGAATCCGTGATAAAAGAAGTCACAATTTAGTTTACTGCCAGATAGCCACAGGCGCGGGTGACGCGATACGGCGAAAGGGCATGTAAGCAAAGCGCAGATAGGCCAATAGGCGGCGCGTTGATTCTCGAAAGAGAGTTGACGCGCCGCTCTTCGTTTATGGAGATTTATGACAGACGCAATCAAAGCCGTTGGAGATTGGGAGTTAGACGTTAGAGTCCTACCGTTTACCAAAGACTCAGACGGTCAGTGGTTCGATGAAAACACCGACATCATGCAGGGAGCATTTACTACCCCGCTGGTAATCTACCAACATGGCGTAAAACAAGGCGCGCAGGGATTGGAGAATAAACCCGTAATTGTTGGGGATTCTGTGCCTGGTTCTTTAGAAAAGCGCGGCGATGGTTGGTATATTCGGGTAATTTTGAATAAAGCACTAAAGCAGGCTAAAGATATTATGGAGGCGGCATGGAAGGGATTAGTAGCCGTATCGTCTGACTCCATCGCCCACTTAGCGCGGTTGGATGTAGGGGGAAAGTTGATACCCTACGAAAAGAATAAACCTGGGCGCATTGCGGTCTGGCCGTTGGCTGGATTCTCATTATGGGAAAAAGGTAATGGAAACTTCCAGCCCGCCAATCACTCAGCGATTGCACTCCCAGCCATGAAAGCAATTTACAGGGATGCGGGTCTACCCTTCCCTGTGATAACACCTGACGACGTTTTACCAGAGGCTAATTTAGCGGCGAAGCGGGCGAGGGTACAAAAAGCATTAGCACAAGCCAAGAAAATATTATCTAAAAAATAGGAGCTATAAAATGGACGAACTTTTGAAGCAATTGAACGAAACCCGCCTTGCCCTCAAAGCCTTTATTGGCCGCGATGACATGAGCGACGAAGAAGTGGAAAAACTGGAAGCCCTGAACAAGAAGGCTGTAAAACTGCAAGCGCAGATTACTGCACAGGAACAGCTTGTCAAGGCCGAAGCCGAGAACGACGCCCGCATTGAACGCGAAAAGAATGAAGCGGTTGCCGAGGCTGTAAAGGCCGAACAGGTCAAGAGCCGCCGCCTTCAGTTTGTGGATGCTCCCTATCAGAGCAAATATAACGACACCTCCAAGTATGACAATTTGGATGTTGTTGAAACCGCGCTTGTGATTGACACCCTCAATTCACAAAACAAGCCCGTTAGCGGTGGGGCATTCAAGTCCCTTGCCCTCAAGATCGGCGAACTCAAAGCGCAGAATGAGAACGACAAGGAAGAAAAGAAATCCTTGAACTACATCCGCAATTCATTCAAAGCGGCTGTAAATCACGGAATCTCCATGAACGAAATCGAAGCCGCTGTCAAGGCCGCTACTGACCCGATGTATACGGGCGGCTCGAATATCGGTTCTGATTGGGTTGGTACTGCCTACTCATCCGAGTTGTGGCGTTCCATCCGTGCGGCAAGCACTTTGCTTTCTCGCGTGCCTGCTGACATCATCCCCGATGGTTTTTCAAGCAAGTACTTCCCGCTTGAATCCACTGACCCCACCTGGTACAAAGTCGCTGAGGCCACTGCTTCGGACAGCACTTTGAAAGTACCCGCCGCGACGATCACCGCTTCACAGGCCGCCACCGCCACCAAGCAATTGACCGTCGGTAAGCTCGGAAGCCGCGTTTTGTACACTGGCGAAATGGGCGAAGATTCCTTGATTGCCTTCGCCCCTCAGTTGCGTGAGCAGTTGATGATTAGTGGTGCTGAAATTCTCGAACACGTTGCCGTTGATGGTGATGTTGAGACCTCCGCTAACAAGAACATCAACGATATTGCTGGCACTCCTGCGGCTACCGATGTATTCCTTCTGCTTGATGGTTTCCGTAAGTTGGCCCTCGTGACCAACACCGCTAACAGCCGCTCGGCCGCTGGTGGTTTTGTTGTGAGTGACTTTATCAACACCCTGAAACTCTTAGGAGTTGCTGGTCTCGCTGGTGCTGACCCGACAAAGGTTGGCTTTATTGTTGACTTCGCCACTCACTACGCCGCAATGAGTCTGCCTGAAGCACTCACCAAAGATGTTTATTCTGGTGCTACTTTTGAAAATGGCTTCCTGCGCCGCGCCTTTGGTTATGACGTAATTCCTTCGTACCAGATGCACCGCAATTCGTCCGTCCGCAAGGCCAACACCAGCGGCAAGGTTGACATCGACACCGTTGGTAACAACACAACTGGCTCAATTCTCGCCGTTCGCTTTGACCAATGGAAGCAGGCTTACAAACGCCGCATGACTATGGAAACCACCCGCATTGCGAACGCTGATGCTTGGGAAATCGTCGCCCTTGTCCGTTGGGGCATGGCGTACCGTGACACTGAGGCTTCTGCTATCTCTTACAACGTGGGTGTGTAATCGCCCTTCCGATATGACAGCTTGACCCCCTACCGTGTAACGTAGTTCACGCCAAACGGTAGGGGCGAGGCAAAGGAAAACATAATGGCTAACAAATTCCCCTATATTGGACGTGGTAATCAGCGTCTTATTCACTTGACTACCCCCGCCGCGTATAACGTGGACAATGGCGCAGGTACAACCGTCGATTATCAACTCGGAAACTTCCCCTTTGATTGTTACCTCATAGATGTCCGCGCTATCTACTCCGAAGCGACCGACACCACAGGCGCGGCCTCCGCTAACTTTAAGTTGGGCGTTGCCGCTGGTGGTGATACTCTGGTTGCGGCTACTGCCTTGCAGGCGGCCAAAGCAATTGGAGCGACAACCACGGCGACCATTGCCGTTGATTATCTCCCCGCAAATACCACCCTTTGGGTACGCCACACTGGCGTAGCCTCAACGGAAGTAGGACAGTATTTTGTTCACGTTCTGGTACTTCCCAAACCCTAATGGATTATCTAGCCTTTAGAAATATCCACAAAGGCGAGACCGCTTTATTGGTAGGGAATGGAACGAATTTATCACTAACCCCGCCGTTCCTTTTCAATTATCCAGCCTTCGGAATGAACACGATACACAAGTACGAAGGCTGGAAACCAAAATACTATACAGGCGTTGACAATCGCCTGATGCGCGAATTCGGCAAAGACATTGCAGAGAAGTATAAGGACATTTACAAATTTATACCGTCTGGATTGAAGGAATGGAAAGGTGAAAACTTTATAGTTTTTGAACACCTAGCCAACGACCTGAAAAACGGATGGAAGCCCGAAACACTCAAAGACGGGATTACTTACCACAATGTTATGCACGTCGCAATGCAACTGGCTTATTGGATGGGCTTCACTACTTTACTGATGATTGGAGTACACCATAAACCAGATGACGGACAGTCCCACTTTTGGGGCAAAGATGCTGGAATGCCGAATCAAGTCCCTATCATGGATTGGATAAATGGGTACAAAACTTTAGTTAGTGGAATGAAAGAGCGCGGTGTAACTGTACTAAATATCAGCGAAAGAACATACTTAGCCGAGGATGTAATCCCTCGCGGAAAATGGAAGGATTGGACATGATAAAAGTTAGATTTTTCAACGATTTTCAGGGAGTAGAGACAAATAACGTCTTTTATCCCGCTGGTGAACATGAAGTCCCCGAACATGTGGCCTCTCGGGTTGTGAAGGACGGACGGGCTGAATACGTAACCACGCACGGGACAGCCTCTTTCGAGAATACACCGCAATTTGAAGAAGCCCCTGTGTTTGTACCCGAGGAAAAGACAGATGAGGTTATGACTTCAAAACATTTCAAGCGAGGCCGTAAATGAAGCGTCAATTATTCCCTATCGTAACTGATACCTCGGGAGCGGCGACGGTTGGACAAAGTACCACAACTGCACTCCCTTCTGTTATTGGTGAACTGTACGCGATTAAGTACATGCCTGGAACTATCGACACGGGCGCGACCGTTACGGTTACCTGTGTTTCTGGTGATGGAAGTGCAAAGCCCCTACTGACAAAGGCAACCGCAGGGACGTCGAATCTCTGGTTCTATCCCCGCGACTTAGTTCACGCGGTAGCTGACGGCGCGGCTTTGACTGGTACTTCGGGAGGAGATCGTGCAGAGCCTTTGTTGGATGGTCAGATAAAGGTAGTCATTGCGTCTGGCGGTTCTGTAAAGACAGGAAGCGTTACAGTCTATTATGAGGATTGAGGACTTTTACAATCTCCACAAGGGCGAGACCTGCATTATTGCGGGCGTTGGTCCTAACCTACACTTGACCCCGCCGCAGTGGTTCAACTATCCATCTTTCAGCGTGAATACGATTTACAAATATGAGGGATGGACGCCGAAATACTACGTTGGAGTTGATGAAAGACTCAGGCTTGAAGATGGCGAAGCCCTTACGACTGTTTATAAAGATGTGACGAAGTTTTTCCCGACTCCTGATTGGGACGACCTGCAAGGCGAGAATATTTACAGATTCAAGCATACCCCAAGAGGCGACTTGACCCTGGCAGGACAGATGCCGAACAGTCCAAAGGCTCTGACTGATTACGGGATTACTTACAGGCGCGTAATGGATGCGGTCTTTCAGATAGCTTGGCACATGGGTTTTACTACAATGCTGATGATAGGCGTACAGCATAAACCCTATGACGAGAAAGACTCAGACAGAGCGCACTTTTGGGGCATAGATACAAAGGCGGTAGCGAATCAACCTAATACATGGTGGTTCGATGGGTACTCACATTTCAGCCGAACCATGAACGGCGTGAGACTTCTAAACATTAGTGCTGATACATATGTACCCGATGACATTCTAAAACGGGACGATTGGCAGAAATGGAAAAATACATGATTTACAGTGAATGGGTTTACACCCCTGTGTTTTGGTATAGGACACTAAATGACGACGCTGAATAGTTACGCCTCGCTTGCAGATTATAAATCCTTCGTGACAGCACGTGGGCAGACTTCATCTACCGACACAACGGATGACGCGGTTATTGAACAGCTTCTAAAGTCTGCGAGTTCATACATTGACGATAGCACGGGAAGGTTTTTCTATCCTCGCGTACAGACTCGTTATTATGATGTACCGAATCCTGAAAGCGTTGACCCCCGCCTGTTGAAACTTGACGCGGATTTACTAGAGGTTATCAGCGTCACTAATGGAGACGGGGTGACAGTCCCTTCGACCGAATACGCTTTGAGGCCGCGCAATGACAGCCCGTACAGTGGAATCAGGCTAGTAGATAACTCCACTTATTACTGGGCGTCTGACAATGCGGGTGATTACCATGACGTAATTGCAATCTCTGGGATTTGGGGATTCCATAACTATTATGGGAATGCGTGGTTGCCCGGGTCTACTCTTGCGGAGGACTTGGACACAACCGAAACAGGGACAGACGTAACCAGCGGAACGGCTTTTTCCATTGGCGACATATTCAAAGTAGATACAGAGTTAGCTTACGTCTCAGCGAAGGCAACAAACACCCTGACCAATACACGCGGGGAGAACGGCTCGACAGCCGCCGCCCATTCATCGGGCGCAAATGTCTACATCTGGCAGTTTATGGGAACGCTAAAAACTGCGGTGTTAGAAACTGCTATGCAAGCTTATAAGCGGAGGTTTGGACAATCCAACAGCAACACCCAAACAGTCACGGCGGCGGGTATTGTTTTGACGCCGCGAGACATTCCCGCGATTGCGGCTGAGTTTATCAGCACTTACAGGAAGTACGCATGACCATAGCCCTAAATCCTGTAACGGTAGCCGCCAGTATTGCCTCCCTGTCTGTGTCTGGCGTGACCATAAAAGACATTGACGAAATTCCAGATTCCGCAAATATGCTCTGTCCTTTAGTGATTCCAGCAGACAACTTTATAACCAACATTACGCCACAGACTCAAAGTTTTGGGAGTAACGGCGGGGCAAAGATTGATTTCTCTTACTCTCTCAATTATATGTTTATCTATACCGAGATTGGGAGCGGAATAAACGGATACGCCCCTTACGCTGGACTAATGCAAAAGCTGGAACTGATTTTAGAAACTATCTTAGGCAATGACGCAATAAACGGGCTGATAGACATGAAACTAGAAAGCCTCTCGGAAGTAGGAACGATTGAAGACCCCGCAGGAAATCAATTTTGGGGCGTTACCTTTTCGCTGAGATGCCTGGAGTATGCACAATGAGATTACATCCTAAATATCAACGTGGTTATTTTGACGGAGTTGACCTTTCGGGCTTCTCTCGGTCAATTGGTGCGCTTGATTGGAATTTTGACCAAGAGTTAGACGCGGCTTGGTCTGACGGAGTCAAGAACTCGATTAACGGAAAAGGCAATATTTCAGCGGGTACTTATTCCGCCTTTCTTGACACGACCGCAAGCGGAGCACACACCCTATTAAAAGACGTAGGCACTCGAAATGTAATGATTGCAATGGGCGCAAATGCCGAACCTGCCGCGGGTGACCATGTATTCGCGTGGAAGTTTGAACAGACTAATTATTCTGTTGAAGATGGTGGCGGCTTTACGGTTGTGTCAGTGCCTTTAGGAAGTGCGTCATTCGCTTCAACCCTCACATACTGCAAGCCCTGGGGCAGATTGTTGCACGCGAAAGGACTCGAGGAAGATGTAAATTCATCCACTGGTATTGATGACATCGGCGCGGCTTCTGCATTGGGCGGGATATTTGTCTACCACCTGTTTTCCAGTGACGGGACAGTAACGCTAAAGGTACAAGACGCCGCCACAAACGCGGACGGGTCTTTTGCTGACTTATCAGGGGCGACTAGTGGAAGTGTTGACGCCACAAGCACGCCCCAGCATGGAATGATTGCAATAGGTACTACGGCCACAGTCAGACGTTATCTACGCTGGCAATTGGCTTTTGGAACTGCGACGGGCGCGACGTTCGCCTGTGCGTTTATTAGAGCATAAAAAGGAGCAATATAAATGACAGCTAATACAGGTCGTACCCATACTAAGTACACCCAATTCTGGCTTGATAATTCAAGCGGAACACTTACCAACCTTTCGGCCTATGCAAACAGTGTAGGCGCGGTCGGTCTCGATTACGAAGTTGTGGACGTGACCGCATTCAGCGATCAGGTCAAAAACTTTTTGACAGGGCACCCCACCGCTGACCTGCAAGTTACCTTTCCAATGGATACGGTCGTAATTGAACACCTTCGTGCGCTGAGTACCGTCACCCCGCTTTCACTGGGTATCTATTACGGTATTCGTCACGCTTGGGAATCTGGCGAACCTACATTCGGACTTTCGTCAAGCTCTACCAGTGGTTATATCTTCGGCGGCTTCTCTGTTGCTGATGGAACTATCACCGCTAAATTCTCAGTGTTCGGCCCGACCGCTCCCGCTTGGGGAACTTCCGCAATCACGTAAGCCATTAGGCAGAAAGCAGTAATAAATGTCAAAGACAATTCAAGTAACTGGAAAATGGGCGGGGTCGGTAGAGATTGCCGACCCGCTCACAATCCCGCAAGTGCAACTTATTG